TCAGGCCGGCAGAAACAATTTCACGGATACGCCCGTTATAAGTCTCGCCGTTCTCTTTCCACGTCACAAAGTCACCGGGGCTAAGAGTACCCGGCATGGCGCGTTCGCCAATAAACTCACTGTCTTCAGCCCGAGCAATAGCAACAGCCTGGTCAATTGCATCTTGCTTCGTGGTGTGGCAACCCATCACTTCACCGTCTTCCTTTTCCACTGCCCAGCCCGAGCATTCAGCATTGTCATCATTAATGTAATAAGGGGCCATTAGTCCTGAATCACCGCCAAAATTCCAAGTTTCAAACCGCTAGGGTCCGATAACGCATAAAGGTCGTCGCCAGGGCCAAGGGTCAAAGTAATGCTCTCACCTGGGTCTATGTGAATACTGTTTGTAAGGGTTATATTTTGCGAACCCAAATGAATGTAGTGGTTTGAGCTTTTAGTCATATTGTGCAAATGCACTTCCTGGCCGGTGCTTCTCGGCGGGACAACCATTTGACCGGCTGTGCCAAGCGTAACTAGGTTATTGTAAACGGGCATTACTCGACCTCGTAAACGCTCTCAGGAGCCTCAGGGTCAATCTGCGCGGTAGGTTGCAACTGAACCGAAGGCAAACCAGTGTGCTTAATCGGAGCCATACCAAACGCCGCCAAAACCTCAGCAGGGTCATAACCAACCTGAACCAGACGCTGAATCATGTCAACCTTCTCGGTGTCTTCCTTCAAGTTAGCCGCAGACACGTTCACGTTAGCCAAAGGCACCCGAACCGTCTGAGCCGAAGGGTCATCAATGTCAGGCAGGTCTTCCAACCGGCGAACATCGTTGATTGTCAAGAAACCAGACAGCAAACCAGTACTGTAAGCGGTCATACGGCTGTTAATGTCCGCGCGAAGCAAACCATCAAGGTTGAACTTGATAAACGCTGTCTCGCCACCCTGAGAACGTGCCATTAGAGGCGTCAGGGCGCTCTCCAGCTTCTGAACAATGGGCCTCAGGCAGTGAGTAACCCAAGCCAAGTTGTTCTGCTCCACAGAAGCGTAGGAGTTTGTGCCCGGAAGACCCAACAGGTGTGGTGGCACATTGAATGCCCGAGCAACATCCTCAACAGCCATACGACGCGAATCGATGAACTGAGCCTGGTCATTACCAATAGTCGTGGGCTTGTAAGTGGCACCAGCAGACAAAATACCTGTCCTGTGTGCTCGTTTCCAACCCTTGTGACGTGAATCAAAGCCTTCTTGAAGCTGTTTGGCCTGTTCGCCAGTCAGTTTGCCTGGATATTCGATGATTCCGTGCGTCGTAGCGCCAGAACCGAAGAATTTGGCTGCGTAGTTCTCCAAAGCAATGGCCAAGCCCCAGTTTTCCTTCAGAGCGTCAACACGCGACACCCCGCGGACGTGTCCGGGGCGCACAACGTCAGGAATGTGGATGATTTGGTCGCTGTTAAGCAAACCTTCTTGGCCCTCAATCTCATACATGACCCGGCCAACACCATTGCGCCGAATCTGAACCTCATTAGGGTTCAAAACAACCAAGTTGGTCACATCACCGCGACGGTTCGCAAACAAACGAATGAAAGCGTTGCCATCAAGAAGCATTGAGACAATTACGGCACCGTAAAAGGCTTCCTTTGTGGTATCAACGTCGGGTTTTTGTACCCAGGCTGGGCGGGGACGGAAAGCAACGCGCTGACCATCAAGCCTGATGTAAGAATCGATAGGGAGTGTGGCAATCGTGTCCGAGATAAGGCTTACTGCGGAGAAGATGGCGTTGACCTGGAAGGCCGTATCGGAGTTGACGATGGTGCCAGACTCGTTGGTGAACTCAAGGAAGTCGCCAGAGCCCCACACTGTTTGGAACGAGACAGCGCGCTCCTCGCTTTCGCCGAAGAAACCACCAAGCATTATCTACGCTCCAAACTCAGACCGAACAAAATAGCAAAAGCACCGGCAACAATTAGACCCGCCGGTGGGAAAATCCATGCCGCACCCGCTGCTATAAAAACAGCGCCGCCGATTTGTAAAGAATTGATTAACATAACATCCTTAGAAGAAAAACTCCGGCACTCCTTCATCTATTCTACCTGCCGTCGCTCTATCGTATGCGATAATAAACGCAATCGCGGCGTCAATCTTTTTCCGCGACGTAGCAGACTCTTTTGTTACCCTCTGACCGCGGTGGTCCATCTTGATAACACAGTTATCTATGTGGCGTGACAGAACCGGGTTACCGTCATGGACCAGCCTTTTCTCGGTGACGGCCTCAAACACCTTCTGAGTTGCCGGAATCATCAAGTTTAATAAGTTTGTTTTATATTCCACGATGGGCAAACCGAGTTCTTCCAGGTCCTGCATCATCGACGCCCACCTGTAAGGGTCACACGCAATCTCCCGGCACTGCGGAAACTTCTGCGTGTACTCAATAATTGTCTGCTTAACATCCTCTATAGATACACGCCAAGAGTCATCATCGGTGTCAAAGTTCTTCTCCCACACCTTAATGAGCTTGACCTTGGGCTTCTCGCCCTCTTTCGGGAGCGTTACCGCGCAAATCGCTGTCGAGTCATTCGCGTAAGAACCATCGAACCCGAGCACATAGTCCTCGTCCTCCGCTATCTCAGCGTCACCAGTCAACGTGTCCCACATTCCGTTAGGAAGCCACGCCTGCTGAGCCGACACCCACTGGTTACAACGCTTCGTCCGAAACTCCGCTTCGGGTGTGCGCTTGACCGCCGATTCAAAGTCAGACTTCGCCACAATGTCATCGAAGCCAGGATTCGCTATACGCCACGTCTCCTCCTTCAAGTGGTCCGCGTCAGCCGGAGCCTCCCACCAAGCCATAAAGAATGTCGGGTCCACAAGCTCACCTTTAGCAATCTTCTGGCCCATCTGATACAACGTGTACGCAATCGAGTCCTTACCCGTCTGCGATTCCGTCTTCACACCAGCCGTGGTGATAGCGATAAGTGTTGCGGCCTTACCGCGGGCACCTTGGGCAAGCGACATAACATCGAAGAGCTTTCGATTGGGCTGGGCGTGAAGCTCGTCGAACAGGACCAGCGTGGGCGACAAGCCTTCGTGTCTAGGCGCATCAGCCGACAAAACGCGGTAAACGTTATTAGTCGCAGGGACCATAATCGAGTCTCGGTAAATCTTTACATGCTCAGCCAGCTCGCTGTTCTGAATCATCCGCTTCGTATCCTCAAACACAATACGAGCCTGGTTGCGGTCAGCAGCAACCGAGTAAATCTCCGCACCCTGCGTCTTCACGTCCATCAAGGCGAAAGCACAGATAAGTGAACCGAGCGCCGATTTACCCTGTTTCCTGGGAAGGCCCAAAAGTGAGATGCGGTGAGAGAGCCCGCCGTCCTCATCACGCGCGAACACCTGACCCAGCAGTTCCTTCTGCCAATCACGCAACACCATCTTCGACCCAGACAAACCCGCAACCGAGTCCTTAGTAATCGTTGCGAACGCATCAGCGAAACGGCAAACAAAATCGCCGTCGCCCCTTGCAATGGCCTCCTCCGAAACAGGAGTCAACCATGCAGGCTTAGTCATTGCGACCTTTCAGCCATCAAAGTCTCAAACGCAGACTTCGCCTTAATCTCAGCCAACCCCAAACGCGAACGCGCATCCACAGTAAAACCAAGCAAACCGAGATTAGACATAATTGCCTTCTCCAACTCCAACAACTGCCTCAACAAGTGAAAATCATCAGGGGCTGAAACAACAAGCTCCTCAATCATCACCTGCCGGTCCAACTGCTTACACACAAGCAGCAAAGCCTCAACATCCGTCTGCCGAGAAACCCACGTCCTACCGTGACCAAACACGCGGTCCCACAACAACTTACCGGCGGCACCAAGCTTACGGTGCGGTTCCACATACCCAGACTCTAATTCGAACGTTTCAGACAAAGCAGGCAACTTACGTTGACCCGGATTCCCCAACAGGCGTTTCTGCTCAAGCGGTCTTGCGGGATTAGGCATTTTTCTAGCCTAGCATTTTTAGTTTCAACCGCAGGTAAATGCAAACAGCCGGGGCCGGGGTGTCGAGGGTCTTACGGTCTTAGGGCGTGACCACCCCCCTGGGGTTACCGGGGACCCCTGCATAGGGGGTCTATGGTTTCGGTTGCCGTTGTGCGAGCGTGTAAGGCTGTGTGAGCGCGCGTGTATGTACCCCGTGAGTACCCGGTCCTAGGTAATGGTTGGGGGCGTGGGGGGGCGTGTGGCCCCGCGGGTGTTGTCAGCGTGTAGGGCCGCCGTGTCTGTGAGCGTGAACCGTTACCCCGTTACCGTGTACCCCGGTGGCGGGTGATTCTGTCTTGTCTCTATCTTCGAGCGCCTGCCGTTGTGTCTGTCTTTGTTGCCGGTTAGGTCATTGCCTTTTTTGTTTCGTGGCGTTGCTTATGGCTGGGCGTGGCGGGGGTAGGGGGGGGGCTAGGGGGGGTGTGGTGGTGGCACCCGTTGCCCCGTATGTGGAGCGTGTCGGGGCAAAAGAAAAGGCCCACGGTTTCCCGTGAGCCTTCTCAATCGTGCGCGTGTATGCCTACCGTCTGCGCTTCCTGTTCGTTGCCATTAGGTTGATATCCAAGTGTCTGCCTTCCCTACGGTAGCGGGGGCGGGGTGCCCTGGTCTCTAGCCATAACTTGACGAATAGGCCGGCCCATGCTGCGAGTACCAGTAGGCCCATAACCCAAAGCGGGCCGCCTTCAGTGAGTGTCGGATTCATTGTCTCTCTCTTTCTCTAGTTGATATGTGCGAGTCGTGCGCGGTCTATCATGTCGCGCTCTAGGTCTTCCTGGTTATCTTCAGCGCCCCATAGTTGGCGACGGCCAACACTGTAGGCGACACTGTAAACATCTATCCCAGCATCGCGTGCCCACCGTATCCCGCGGCCTATCATGCCCGCCGGTAGGTAGCCGCGTGTCACTAGTTCAGTGCTCACATCGTGCTCATACTGGTACTCATAGCCGTATGTCGGGCCGGTGGTGAATAGGTGCTTCCCGTCCACGAAGACACGGGCGCTGTAGTAAGTGTTGCCGTATGTCTTGTCTGTATATTGGCGGCACTCGACGAATAGGGAGCGCTTGGTCTTTGAGCGGTTTAGCATCAGGCACCAGCCTTAGCCGCGTGAGACTCTATCCACTCTTCGTTTAGTACGCGGATGTATTGCTCGGCGTAGCCCGCGCGGTATGCCATCTTGTAGGCCGTTATTGCAAGCGTCAGGTTCTCCACGCCGTCCTTGTAATCGTCGCGCACCTGTCGCGCCTCCTCTATCTGCGCCTCGATGTCGTCATGTTCCACGGCAAAGCTTGCGCGTAGCAGAGTCGAGTAGTTTAGGTCGCGTTTTGCGTCAAGCAGTGTTTCCGTTACGCGCTCCCACGCTTCCGCCTCTGTGTAGGCGGTTAGTTCCAGTGTCTTATTCTTTGCGGTTTTCATGGTGTCTATTCCTTCCCTCTGTAAATGTCCACGTCAACGCCCAAAGTTTCCACGAGCTTCGCGAATTGGTGCGTCACGTTGTCATAAGCGGCGCAAGAGTAATAGTGCCGCGATTCTTCGTCTGGGCCTGCCGCCATATAGCGCGCCTCTGCCTTTTCGAATTGCCGGTTCAGATAATCAGCAAAGCCCTGCATCTCTGCCTGTAGTTGGTTGCCTTCCATTGTTTCCCTTCCTTTCCTGTTTGGGATAACCCCACAGTAAGACACGCGGAAAGAAAACAGCAACCCATTTTGGTAACGATTGCATAACGAACGGCCGCCCCTTCGATGGGGGTGTGATGACGTGATGAGGCCGGGGAATCGGCGGCAGACAGTAAGCCGTTTAGTTAGGCTTACCTTATCGAACAGATGTTCTAAACAAACGTTCGAGACCGCCGATTCTCCCAGCCAACACACAGAATGCTCAAAAAAGTTTTCCCCTAAGCATTATTTCCAACCGAATTTTTAGGCCGAATGAAAACCCTGGCGCTATCACCTGGCCTTATTGCGGTAAGCGATAGCCTGAGCCATTGCCGGATAGTGTAAGTTTTCCAGCGTCTTCCGAAACGCCGTCCACTCAGCATCCCGCGACGGCTCCACACCCGCGCCGTAACAGTAGCAATAAGCCATCGCTATCTTGTCAAAAAGGTCGTTAGGTTCCAGCCCTTCCGTGCGGCCAAACTGGTGCAACAAAACCCAGTTAGCGTCCTTCACGGCGTTAGCCCAATCCCGCATGTTGGCATCCTCAGCAGATAGTTCCGGTTCACTGGTAAAGATTTCCTTCAGTAGTTGCCACATAGTCGCCTATCCTCTCGGGTCGCGCCAAGCGGCGACCACAATATAGAAACAAAACCATAGGACAACCGCTACGCCTACCAGTGTGAAGAGCCCCACAAAGGCGACACCACGCCACAAATACCATAGGAATTGTTGCATAGCGTCTTCTGGGGCTTCCTCTCGCGTGGTTTGCTTAAACTGGTCGAGAATGTCTGTTTTCATTACGCGGACACCCCCCCTTGTTTTTGTTCCATCTCATACATTTCATTGTTCTTCTCGGCGAACCATGCCAGCCTTTCCATGACACCTTCCGGGGTGCC